TTTTTTCGTCAAAAAATATGGCCTTCCTTCCGAATTTGGAAAAGTGAGCATTGGCGCGGGTTACAGAGCGTCTCGAAAAAACAGCGAACGAGTCAACTTGCAAAAAACACACGAAATCGAGCCGAAATCTGCAATTTTGTGCAAAGCCGAAAATCATGACTGAGAAACAAAGAATCCAATACGAGCGCATCAGGTCGGAACTTGTTCGGGCTGGCCACTATCATCAACTGGACGAGGACACCTTGCAAATGGCCGCAAGTTTGGCGGTGGAGGTTGCGGAGCTGCAAGCCATCATTGACGAGAAGGGATATACCTACGAATTNACGAACCGAGACGGCGGCACGATGACTAAGCACAGGCCCGAGCACCAGATGCTTGTCGAGTCGCGAAGCAAGTACCTCGTCGTCCTCAAGGAACTTGGCATGACGCCAGCCAGCCGCAAGCGCATCGAAGTGGAGTTGGAGCCGGACATTGACATCATCAACGAGCTGCGTGCAGAACTGGACTGAACACCCAGCGCACCGTTACGCTGTCGATGTGACGCTTGGCAAGGTCAACGCGCCCAAGTACGTCATAAAAGCCTGTGACCGTTACCTCAACGACCTCGACCGGATGGATGAGACCGGGATGGAGTTCAGGCCAAAAACAGCGGCGGCGTACTGCGCATTCTTTCCCAAGGCGCTGAGGCACTACAAGAGTCAGTTTGCGGGCAAACCGTTTGAACTTCTGCCGTGGCAACAGTTTGCCATTTGGAACCTGTTCGGATGGTATGGCGCCGATGGGTTCAGGCGCTTTCACTACGCGCTTATTTTGATTAGCCGGAAAAATGGCAAAACGACGCTGGCGGCTGGCATCGGATTGCTTATGATGGTGCTCGATGGCGAGGGCGCACCGGAGGCATACTATGCAGCAACCAAGCGCGACCAAGCAAAAATAGCTTTTCAAGATGCGTACTTCATGGCGCAAGCATCGAACACGGTGCGCTCGTATTTGACCGTTCGCAAGCACGACATTACGCCGAAGAAAGGCGGCGGCAGGTTGGCGTACTTGGGCAGTAATCACGACTCGATGGACGGCCTCAACACGCATTTTGCTTGTATTGACGAATACCACGCTCACCCGGATGACCACGTTTTTAACGTCTTGAAGTCATCGCAAGGCCAGCGACCCAACGCCCTACACTTGACAATCACGACGGAAGGCTTCAACCCAGACGGGCCGCTGAAACATCTGAAAAAGTATTGCCGCAACGTGCTCGACGGTCACATTGAGGATGAGGCGCAGTTTGCGCTCATGTACGAACTGGATGAAGACGACGACTGGACAGACGAGGCAAACTGGGTCAAGGCAAATCCGAGCCTGCACGACGCGATGAACATCGACGAGATGCGGCGGGAGTTTAATCAAGCGGTGAATCAGGGCGGCTCAAAAGAGGTAGAGTTCAAAACCAAGCGCCTGAACACGCAAGTCAACGCGGCGGAGACGTGGATACCTGCGGAAGTGTGGACTCAAGGCGAGAATCCCGATTCGAAGCCCGAAGGCGAGTGTTGGGCTGGCCTTGACTTGGCGTCGGTCTCTGATATGACGGCGCTGGTCATGGCTTACCCGCATGAGGGCGGCTACTATTTGCAGGGACAATACTGGTTGCCATCAGACGCCATCGACCGAGCGCTTGAAAAAGACCCAAATCACATCTATCAGCAGTTTAAACACCTTCCAAACTGCCATATCACGGATGGCAACGTCACTGACTACGCCTCCATCAGGCGCAAAGTGAGCGGCGTGCATTACGTTGACGGCACGCAGCAAGTGGACGAAGACAGCCTGATGCACACGCTCCAACTGCAAAAAATCGCATTCGACCGCTACAATTCCACGCAAATTGCCATTAATTTAACCGATGACGGCGTGCCACTTGTGCCGTTTGGTCAGGGATTTGTGTCGATGTCAGCACCTACAAAACAGTTTGAGTTGCTATGTCGACAAGGCAAAATCTACCACGATGGAGACCCGATTCTGCGCTGGGCACTGTCCAATGTAGCCATTCGCACCGACCCAGCAGGCAACATCAAGGTGGACAAGCAAAAGAGCGAGGGCAAAATCGACCCCATCGTCGCGGCAATCATGGCAATAGGCGAGCACATGAAGGCCAAACCAGACGAGGCGTATGAGCTCGAAATCATTTCTCTGTAATCTCGTAAATTGCGCCCAATGGCGACTCTTAAAGACCGAGTACAGGCGTTATTTCGCTACCGAGTGGGCAAATACGACGCAAATGCGATTCCGCAGGAGCTGGGCATCTACGCGCAAACTGTAGCGGGCGCAAACGTGAACGAGCAATCGGCGCTTGCCATCTCAACCGTGTACGCTTGCACCTACAAAATCGCATCAACACTGGCTTCGCTTAACCTCGAAATCTACGAGCGTAACGGTCGCAACATTCAGCCAGCGGACAATCATCCTGCTTACGGCGTTATCAAAGACACGCCAAACCAAGTGATGACCGCTTACGAGTTTTGGGAGACCATTATTTCGCACGCTGTCATCAACGGCTGCGGCTATGCCATTATCGAGCGCGACGGCAGCGGTTACGCGCGGCGAATGCTCATTGCCGACTACTACGAAGTTGACCGGATGCCCACGGAGACAGAGGAGGGCTACATCTACCGCGTCAAGGATTACGGCATGGTTCAGCCGGAGAATATGCTGGAGATTTGCAACCTTCAGCGCAAGTCGCCCATCAGATTGCACCGGGAGAACCTCGGTCTTGCCAAGGCTGCGCAGGACTTTGGGGCGAACTACTTCGGCTCAGACGGCCAAATGACGGGCATCTTGTCCAGCGACCAACCGCTCACAAAGGAGCAGATGACGGTGATTCAGGGCAGCTGGAACAAGGCCAGCGGGCAGGCTGGCACCAAGCTGCTGCCGTTTGGTTTCAAGTACAACCGCATCTCAATCAGCCCCGATGAAGCGCAATTTATTGAGACACGCAAGTTTCAAGCTGAGGAAATTTGCCGCATATTCAGCGTTCCACCTGCGCTTGTACAGCTGGAGTCGCAGACCACATACAACAACGTCGAGCAACAGAACTTGATGTTCGCACGGCACACGATTAGCCCTTGGGCAAAGCGCATCGAGCAGGAAATTGACCGCAAGCTGCTGATGGCAAACGAGCGGCCACGCATTTACAGCAAGTTCAATCTCAACGACCTCTTCCGTGGCGATATGCAAGCGCGGGCGACATTCTACCGAGAGATGACGCAAATCGGCGCGCTGTCAATCAACGAGGTTCGGATGAAAGAGGAAATGAATCCTGTAGACGGCGGCGATACCCACACAGTACAAGTCAATCAAATCGCGCTGGACCGCCTCGGTGCATACAGCGACAAGATTTCTAACGATGGAACAACAGAACAATAAACAAGACGAAATTCTGCAACGGCAATACGGCGACAACGTCGAGCTGCGCACAATGGAAGTTCGCGCAGAAGGCGAAGGCGACGAGATGCGCATCGTAGGTTACGCGGCAGTTTTCAACCAAGAGACCGACCTCGGCTACTTCCGGGAGATGATTACACCGGGCGCGTTTGATGACGTGATGGAGGACGACGTGCGGCTGCTGCTGAACCACGACGGCGCACCGCTGGCACGGACAACCAACGGCACGCTCACGCTGGCAGTGGATGACGAAGGTCTGATGTACGAGGCTATCCTCAGCGACACAACGCAAGGCCGCGACCTTTACAAGATGATTCAGCGTGGCGACATTTCGCAGTCATCTTTTGCCTTTACCATCAGCGAACAAAGTTGGAGCAAAGACAAATCAGTGCGCTCCATTGACAAGGTTGGACGGTTGCTGGATGTTTCACCAGTCACATACCCAGCCTACGCGCAGGCGTCCGTGATGGCACGCAGCGAGTTTGCAGCGGCGCAAGAACCGCAAGTGGAAGAGACAGAAGTGCGCGAGGAGCAGGTGGAGGAGCAGCCAAAAGTTGAAAAATCAGAAGTGCGTAAATTGCACAACACAAATACGAAGAATATGACTTTGAAAGACCTCAAGGCGCAACGCTCAGAATATTACAATGAGTTTGTCGCCATCGGTAACACTGCTGATGCAGAAGGCCGAGTTATGACAGAAGCAGAGCAGGAGCGCTCTGACAAGTTGGATGGCATGATTGCCGACCTCGACATCAAGATTAAGCACAAGACGCGCGAGCAGGAGATGGTCGCACGGATGGCTCAGGGCGGAACTGCATCGACTTCCGAGCAGCGCGAAGTTGAGCGCGTGCACGGCGCGTTCTCCATCAGCCGGGCAGTTGCTCAGGTTGCCAACGGTCGCAACTTGGAAGGCGCTGAAGCTGAGTGGGCGCAGGAGGCGAACAAAGAGGCTCGGTCTCAAGGCTTGCAGTTGGCTGGCCAAATCGCTATCCCTTCCATCGCTTTGCGTGCATTGGGTGATGCCGACGAGCACAGTGCAACCACTGGCTCAGGCACTGGATTCGTTCCAACTGCCGTACCAGCAGCTATCGAGGCTTTGCGTGCTCCAACTGTTATCGAGCAGCTCGGCACTACTGTCATCCGCAACGCTACTGGAAACCTCCAGTTTCCTCGCGTAGCCACAAAGGCCAGCGGAACAGGTGAGCCCGAAGCCGATGCAAACGCAGCTTCAGGATTGTTGCTTGACAGCGTGACCATGACTCCTGAGCGGGTCAGCGCAAAGTCAACCTACACCAAGCAGTTGATTCTTCAGGGCGGGGGCGATGTCGACCGTTTGATTGCAAACGACCTCAGCGCAGCGATGAACGCTTACATTGACGACCGCGCTTTCGATATCATCTTGGCTGATACCGACGTTGACGACCAATCAACAGGCGGCGCTAACACCGACATGACTGCGGCCTTGGCTGTAGCTATGGAGAGCGCTGTTTTGGCAGCAGGCGGAAACTTGGCAGGCGCTCGCTACGCGATGAGCCCCGAGGCTTACCGTCTCGCCAAGAACGTTGCTCAGGTCAGCGCTGTTACGGCATTGTTTGACTTGGCTTCAAACACGTTCAACGGCTACCCAGCCACCGCGACGCCTTACCTCGTGAACGCAGCAGGCCCACTCGGTCAGATGGTGTTCGGTAACTTCTCGCAGGGCTTGTTGCTCGCTTACTTCGGTGGCCTCGACCTCTTGGTTGACCCATACAGCGCGGCAGGCAATGCACAGGTTACTTTGCACGTCAATCGCTTCTTCGATGTTGCCATCCGCCAGCCGGGTGCATTCAGCATCGTTACCGACTGCGAAGCGGCAGCATAAGAATATA